TGTTGAGCGCACTGGCACTGGATCGATCTCCAACCATGGCATGCATGTACTGCTGCAGGGCCAGTTCTGGTTGGTGTTGTTCTCTAAAGGTGTTGCCCTGGGCAATGAGGAATTCTGTGTTTTGCATGGCAATATTTACACAGTATCAAGTTCAGGTTAAAAATATCATTACAGCTAAATAACATTAACACAATACTGTGTTTTATGCGGCACCAACCGCGTAGCGACTAGAACTCGCATTGGACTTCTTTAAGGAGAAATCAAAATGGGCCGTCCGCTAAAAATTCAAAAATATTCTACCAATTCTGGTATCAACTCACCGGGTGATGCTGTTGCCATTGACCAAGGTTTCAATCCATTTGCAGCACCCACTGCACTGGACACTGCCACTGTGGTGCTTCCAAGCCCGGCAACAACATTGCCATTCACCGGCGTGGTTGGCGGTATTGACAGCACTGGTGTCAGCACTTCATTTCCCATTGTTGCTGTCACTTGCAACATTGAAAACAGCTATTCTGGTTCTACTGCTGGCGCAATTATTCGTCAGAAAGGTTCCCACAAATTCCTAGTGGCAACTACCACTGGTATTGATCCTGCAAATGCTGTAGTTGGCGTTGCTCTTCAAATTGAAGCACTGGGCGATACAGACTGGCAGGCCATGGGTGCGCCATTTGGCGCCGCAGTTGGCACCCTGTTCACTGCAACAGCAGCCGCTGGCGCCAGCACAACTGGCACAGCATATGAAGTTGGTCAGTGTGTGTTGGCCAATGATGCAACTCCAGCTGCTGGTGACATGAACATCACCATGGCAGTCAACAGTGACAGTACTGCTGTGTATATCAGCAAGTTGACCAACAAGTTTGTACAAGACTTCAACGGCGGTGCTGCTGGCGGCAATGCCTACACTGGCGACGTTTGGGCATACACAGATGTAGTTGACGACATTGAATATGCAGCCAACTTCTTCACAGACGAATCTACATTTGCTAAATCTGGTGCAGAAGTTGCTACCTGGGCAGGTACTAACCAAAACAGTGATGGTACTTTAAACCTTGCACAAATTGACAAGACAACCTAATAGTTTAGTTAGGTAATTTTCAACAGCTGATCCCTGCAGTTAAATACTGTGGGGATTTTTTATGACAGTAGCATTTGTGTTGGGCAACGGCGTCAGCAGGTCTGGCCTTCCGTTGAAGCAGATTCAAAAATTGGGAAAAATTTACGGGTGCAATGCTCTTTACAGAGAGTTTGCACCTGACGTTCTTGTGGCCACAGATCGTGCAATATCTCAACGAATACAAGAAACAGGATACTCTGCTAAGAATAAATTTTATACTCGCAAGCCCATGGACGGCCTGGGCGCTTTGCGTGTACCGCAAGAATATTATGGATTCAGTTCGGGTCCAAATGCAGTGGGCATTGCAGCCTTGGATCAGCACAATAAAATTTATATCCTGGGATTTGACATGGGACCAAGTGTACACAATCAATTCAACAACATATACGAAGGCACAGAGTTTTACAAGCCATCAGGATCCTCTCCTACTTATACAGGAAATTGGGTAAAACAGCTGGCAAAAATAACAAAAGATTTTTCAAAAACCCAATTTATTCGTGTCTGCGGCAATACCACAGCACGATTACCGGTCCTGGACAACATTGCAAATTTGTCCCATGAGGATTTAGCCACCTTTCAAATGCGGATAAATAATCAAAAGGATCTATAAATGGCTACAGTAAAAAACACCAGCGACGACTACACTATCACAGTAGCAGATGGTCTTGGCCTGTTGACCATCAACGCTGATCTTGACGTGGTTGGCAACATCACATACATTGACTCCACGGAGCTTAGAGTCACAGACCCGTTTATCACAGTGGCCTACGACAACAACGGTGCAATACAAAGCATGGGCCTGGTGGCTCAAAAATCCACCACTACCTATGCAGGCCTGCGTTTCAACACAGTGTCAGGTGATTGGGAAATTAGTCCTGCAGTTGCAGCAGACGGTGCTCCGATAACAGCATATTCAACTATAGCGTCCGGCAGCGGCACATCGCCGGGTGCTCCGGTTAATTCAGTACAGTTCAACGGAGCAGGTGCATTCACAGGCAATGCAGCATTTACCTTTGATGCAGGCAATGCCAAAGTAAACATAACAGGACAATTGGTGTTGGCCAACATAGTATCAACGCCTGCTACAACATCAAATGTGGCAGCACTGTATAACAAACAAGTTGGATCCGGCGGCACAGGCGTTTATGTCATAAGTCCCGCAGTCAACGACGAACTGGTTAGCAAAACCAAAGCAATTGTATTTGGCATTATATTTTAAGGAATCAACATGGCAATCACCAACACTCGGTTAGATAATACCAACCCAACCACTGTATTTGCAGCGTCAGGCCAACAAGCTATCACGGTAATGTATTTTTGTAACACAACTTCAACCACCTGCTTGATAGATGTGTTTGTGATCAACAGCGACGACAGCACTGGTGCTGCGTTCAGTAATATGGTATATTCGTCTCTTGAACTTACAGCAAATGAAACATATGTTATATCATTGGAAAAACTCATACTTGACAACGGTGATTTGGTCGAGGTAGAAGCCAGCGTAGCAGATTGTGTCACTGTGACAGTGAGTTCAATCGCTGTGTAACATGGGAAACTGGACAAAAAATCGTGTGTTGGAATCCGGCAGCACTTCGGTTGTCATGCCGTCTGGCAGTTCTGGGAATCGTCCACTGGACCCTACTTTTGGTCAGTTCAGATTCAATACCGACACTGCCAGTGTAGAATTTTACAACGGATCAGTCTGGGTGACATTGGCCAATGGCGGCGGCGTATCATACACTGTTGACAGTTTCGTCGGCGACGGCAGCACCACTGTGTTCACAATGTCTATCCCTGAAAGTCAGGCATCACAACTTATTGTATTTGTGGGCAGCGTCTATCAAATACCCACTACAAACTACACTGTCAACGGCAGTTTCAGCATCACATTCAGCAGTGCTCCGCCAAATGGATTACCAATCAATGTAATTCACAGCACCAGTTAACTAACTAAATACCCTATTAGGGAAAAATCAATGGCTATTAGTAAAATTGCAGGGCAGATGTTGAAAGACAATCTCGAAAGAGATGGTGCTAATCTGGCAATTTCTGACACTGTGGCCGACATTCCAGTGGTGTTTGTTGACATAGCCAACAGTCGTGTTGGAGTCAACACTGCAACTCCAGATGTGGCATTGGATGTTGTGGGAAATATACTGGCAGGAAATGTTACTGCAACATCGTTAAATTCAACAGGCACATCAAATGTTGCTGCTATAGTAGTACAAGGCAACGCCACTGTCAGCGGCAATGTTGTTGTTGGTAATATTATAATTCGGGCGACCGGTAACATCAGCGCCGGCAATGTTAATATTAATAATCTGGCAGAACCAGTGGCCAACAGTGATGCCACAACCAAATTCTATGTAGATCAAACCATAGGCAATGTAGCTGGCAATATCACTGGTAATTTAATTCCGCTTGGTACTCCATTGGACAGCAGCCTTACTATCAATGTAGCATACCCAGGATGGACCACAGCAACTTTTGTCACTGACAGTATTGATGATCTAAACCAAGTTGCGTTAAACATTGCCAATGGAACCTATGTTGGCCGTGCAGCACTGACCGGCACACCCACTGCTGGCCCCAGTCCAATGGCAGTGACCTTTACTGGAACATACATCGGAAATCCAACCAATTTCTTGTGGGACTTTGGAGATGGAAACACCAGTGCCACCGGCAATGTTGTTGCTCATACCTACAGTAATGTAACTGGCGGACAATTTGATGTAACTTTTACTGCGTTTAACTCAAACGGCACATACTCTGGCAATGCTGCACTTGGAGCAAAAGGGTCTACGTCAACTGCGACTAATCTGGATTATATCACATTGTTTACTCCGATGCCAATTGCATCCTACACAGTTAGCCCGGCTAATGCAAGCATAGATACAGGCAGCAGTATTACATTAACCAATACCAGTCAGTTTGCCACATCTTATTCGATCAACTATGGCGATGGTAATATTGTTGATCCTGGCAATAGTTTTACTACCAATAGTCACAGTTATGTGTCATCGGCAGCAAATACTGATACAATTTACTTGGCCAATTTAACAGCCATAAATCAAACAGCTGGCAACATTGGCAATGCTCCATTCAGTAATACTTCAACCAACACCACGGTCAAAGTTTTCACACAACAAAGTCCTGCGGTCACTGCCAATGTTGCAACAACCATCAACTACCTGTCTACGTCTGGCGGAGTGGTAAGTTTCCGCAACGACACACCTGGATCTCCGGGCAACACAGCCAGTTTTGGCGCTCAACAGTTGTACAACTTTCAATGGGGCGACAGCACAGCCAACAGCAACATCAATATTCAAACTGGGCTGGCCGGTAATCCCAGCGCAGCCAATATTACCCATACCTTTGCTCTTACTTCAGTGGAACAAAATGCTGCAACCACAGTGAACCGTGTGGCAAATCTTTGGTTGTACACCGGCTTTAGTACCAGCCCGTTCAAGTCCAGCAATGTGGCCATTTCTATTGAGCCTGAAGTCAGAGCCAACTTTATAGGAACCAGTAACACACAAACCGATGCCACAGGATTTACCGCCAACGCACAGGTTGGATATCTGTACACCGACTACAACAGTCTTGATCGCAGCCTGTTCAACTTTCAGAACACTACATCACCCAATGTGGCCTTCACTGGCAATGTGTTCAATTGGACCTGGGGCGACACCACTAGCAATATTGGATTAATAACTTTTGCCAACATTTCACATTCATACCAAAGTGCCGTGGGGTCTCCAACCACCGGAATCAAAACTGTAGCCTTACAGGCCAATGGCACACCTGGAACCATATCACAAACCAGCACACAAACTCGAACAGCATACATCACAATTTTAGCCAATCCTACAGCACCCACTAATCTCAGCGGATTTAGTAATGTGACTATAACCACAGCCAGTCAAGGAACCAGTCCACTGTTGGCCGCCGGCGCAGCAGACAACACCGGTGGCAATATTTTGGCCAACGGCACATCAGTTACTCGAATAGCCACTACCACACCAGTTGCCACTGGCACACAAGTTCAAAATGCCAACACTGCTACCACAGGAACATTGACTGCATTCGTCAACAATATAGCTGCCGGCAATGTGACATTTACCACAGGCGGAAACACAGTGGGCACAGCAGGCGCATTGATAGTGTCAGCTGATCGAGATCTGCATGTGGCCAATGCCGCAGTGCCCACAGGATTCTACAAGGTATTTTCAGCCACCATCAGCAATACACTGGCCAGTTTGGGCACAGGCTACAATGATTTTCAATTTAGGCACACAGTATCAGGCAACACCAACACAGTGGGCATGGTCAAAGACAACTTGAATTCAGCACCAACTGTGACCACGGCCAATGTCATAATGGTTGAGGCCACTGCAGGAACTTATGCATATATTTCCGGTATACCCTATTACAGTGCCACAGGTTCGCCGGCCATCACAGTGGCCAACTTGCAAATGTCCAATTTTACAGGACAAACATTTAGAAGTGCAACTCCGTTTAGTCTGGCATCCGGAACCAATTATGAAGGCTCGGGCTCAATCATAGCCTTACAGACCAAAACTCTAGCACAGATTGATGGCACAACCACTATGCTGACCGGTAGTAATGTCAATGCCAACATAGGTATTGCGTCAAACTACACCATGGGCAATATTAATGTCTTGATCAACGGAGCAGTGAACAGTGTAAGCACCGTGGCTGCCAACATATTCAATGTGATTGGCACCAGTACCACAGTACAATTGCCAACTAAAATACAGGTCAATGCCACAGCCAATACTGGCATCGGCGAAGGTAATATTCCGGTCAGTGTCACCCTGGGATCTGTGTTTACTGATGTAGGACTACGCATAACTGGCTTTGGTTCAGCAGCCAACACACCAGCATTCAACGGAGCTGTCAACAATTATACCGCCAATGTATGGAGCGGCGTACAAACTATTGCAGGCACACAAGAAGCAGTTGACCGATATGGTGTAGTTCGACACTATGTGACCGATCTAAGCACAGGATATTTGCCAGTAGGGCCTGATCTTGCCACAGGTCGCAGTGGATTACAATACTTTACTTTTGCATTCCGCAGAGCCACCATGGCCAACTTTGACATCAGACTAACAACCACTACAGGTATTGCGGGCCTGTTCATTGCAGCGCCAGGAACAACAATTGACACTGGTGGATTCTCGTCGCCCACTCCGGGTTTTCCGGGTCCAACAAGCAGTCTCAATGGATGGTTGAACTGTTCATTACAGTATAACGGATCTGGTGTGCCTGGAGCAACTACTGCATCAGGCGGCAACGGCACCAATGGTGTAGCCTTGACTGGTGCCGACGTGGTGCCGCTCAACTCGGCCATTGCCAATGTGAGTTATACCATGACCTTGGGTTCGCAAAACTCAAGCAACAGCACAGGCAATAATATTTTAGTTCGCATAGCATTGAACACCAATCAAACTATTACTGCGCTTTCGATAGGAGATGCTGCGTAATGGCTGCTTCATTTAACGAAAGTCAGAAACTTGATTTCTTGTACAAGAAACTGGGCTATGGAGTGGCCAAAACTTCTATACCTCCACCGGGTTCTGGTTCCAAAGAAGCCTTTAACGAAAGCATAGCCAGCCCGCTGTTGTATCGTGGCGACTTGGTCTGGAGAGATAGCGGTGATATTCCTGCTAGCCCACCCAGTGATACTACAGCAATTGTGGAAGTTTACAAAGACGGTGCCGGCAGCTATAGCCCCACAGTGCAGTGTACCGAAGATTTAACATCGCCGGACAATCAAACTTGGAAAACCAATCTTGCCAACTGGATACCCACTCAGTTTGGCGATAATTATTTGGTAGTGGTGTTTGTGGATGTCACTGGATCTACAACTCCACAAACCACTGGCACCAGACTGTTTCAAACTGGTTCTGGCAGTGACGACACATGGTTCTTTGATTATCAAGCTGGTATCTTGAACTTTAACGGTGCTGCAATTCCGTCAGTGATTGCCAGCGGCATTTCAGGTAAATCTGTATTCATTGTGGGCTACAGATATGTGGGACCATTTGGGGTAGGTGGCGACACTGGAAATATTACTTTCAGCGGCGATACAATTTCCAACAGTCAGGCCAATGGCAATATAATTTTAGAAGCCACCGGAACTGGAATAGTGCAAATTGACGGAACTGCAGGTTTTTCAATTCCCGTTGGCAACACAGCTCAACGTCCAGATCCGGCCATTGCAGGAACATTACGATTCAACACAGTCACAGGTATTGTGGAAATCTACACAGGAACTGCGTGGCAAGGTGCTGGCGAAGTAATAGCATCCATTACCAATCAAACAATCACAGGCGACGGCAGCACTGCTACTTTTACTCTGGATAATCCAGCCACCGCAGCCAGTATTTTGGTCACCATCAACGGTATTAATCAAACTCCGGCAGTTGATTACACTGTGGCCAATGATGTAGACATAACATTTACCACAACGCCCATTACATCAGATGTGATACAGGTTCGATTTATTTCGCAAGTTACCACTGTTGCTTCGGTAACAAATGCCGGTGGAAACACGTCAGTCACGGCCACAGACAGTGGAAATATCAACTTTGAGATAAATAATTCCACAGTAGCACAGATAACCAATGCCAGCATATTGGATATCAGTGCCAGCCACAGCCTTCAATTGCCCACATACACAGTGGCAGAGGCCACTGGTCTAGCCAATGTAGCCGTCGGACAGGTGATCTATGTTTCCAACGGAGCAGGCGGATCTCCGTGTTTGGCGGTCTACAGCAGCAGCACCTGGAAGCAAGTTGCCATTGGCAACACCATCACAACCTAATGTAATTTCTCTCCTGACTAGTAGTTAATTTAATAACTGCCCAGTTGTGTTTCCTCACGATTTGGTAAATAGTATTGAAATACTTTGTGCGGTGAATTGTTTGCTGCCAGACACAGTAAAAAAAC